ATGCCAAAGACATCAAAACTCCCAATATGATATACCAAGTGACTCCTTATGAAGTGTACCAAAAATATCTGTCATTGAAACAGCACTTCAATAAGAAGGGGTATGATTACTTTAAATTTCAAGGGAAGGTTCGAGCAAAAGAATCTTCATTTGAAAAACGAAAAGACAAACATCATTTCATACGTTTGTCAAAAATTTATAAGGATGATGAACTCACTAAATTTTTTGTCGCAAACTTCATTAAAACAAATGATCTTTGGGTGGGCAACGTTACATCACCAGAAGGTCGAGAGACTTATATCTCATGGAAAGCAAAAATCCAAAGTCTTCCGTATGTGTTTGAAAATGAGATTGATACGTTATTTGATCAATCTAGTGAGTTTAATTTACTTTTTGAGTGTCGGGATGGTCAGCATCCCATTGTGCTTCGCCGTGTATTTGGCGAGGAAGTTTCGTTGGAAACCTTCATAATATTGGATTCCATACTTAACTTCACTTCTAACTTCAATGAGAAGATAGAAGAATCGGTCATGTGGCCGAACCTATATAGTATGATTAATAAGTATGCACCATTCTTGGTTGTGAATAAGCAGAAATACGTTGACATACTGAAAAAACAAGTAGAATTACATTATGCATAAAGTGGATAATCTGAAACACGTAGAACAAGGAGAATACGATGGCAAACTCATTTGCATCTCTCAAGAAAAGTCGGTCAAACGATCTTCAGAAACTTCAATCAGAAGTGGAAAAGATCAACAATCCACAAAACAATTTTAGTCGAGAGGATGACCGCTTCTGGAAAGCGGAACTCGACAAGTCAGGTAATGGATATGCAGTTATCCGTTTCCTTCCCCCACCTAATGGTGAAGAAATGGCATGGGCCAAGATCTTCAATCATGGTTTCCAAGGGCCGGGTGGTTGGTACATCGAAAACTCTTTGACCACAATTGGTCAAAAAGATCCATTGGCGGAGTATAACTCCACACTTTGGAATTCGGGTATCGAGGCGAACAAGGAGATCGCCCGTAAACAGAAACGTAGGTTGACCTACATCTCAAACATCTTTGTCGTTGAAGACAAAGCAAATCCCCAAAACGAAGGTAAGGTTTTTCTTTTCCGTTATGGAAAGAAGATCTTTGATAAGGTCAGTTCCATGGCTAATCCTGAGTTTGAGGATGAGAACGCAGTAGACGTTTTCAACTTTTGGGATGGTGCGAACTTCAAGTTGAAGATTCGTAAGGTTGATGGTTTCTCAAACTATGACAAGTCGGAGTTTGTTACTGCGGCACCATTGTTTGAGGATGATACCAAGATGGAAGAGACTTGGAATTCACAACATTCTTTGACAGAATTTGTGGGTGAGGACAAGTTTAAGTCCTATGATGAGTTAAAGGCTCGTCTGGATGTTGTTCTTGGTAACGTTGCAACTCCTGCAATGTCTGCACCTTCTACAGTAGAATCTGTAGAAGTTCCTATTGAAACAAGTGATACTTCTTCTGGTGAAGTAGAGGAAGATCTCAACTACTTCAAGAAGTTGGCAGAAGCATAGTCTTATGCAGCGTGTCTGAAGTGTGACACGGCAGTATCTCGTCCAGCCCCAGGCAACATAGGCCCTGAGGGTTTGGGCGGGTTTATTATTGTATTGTTGTTGACTATTTGAGTAGAACTACTATCAACGATATTTTGAGATCCCATTCCTCCTCCAGCATTCAATCCTACTCTGTCCATTGCTAATTGATTCATTACTGATCCTGCAATAGATTGTGCAAGTGGAGACATTATTTGTTGCCCTCTTACACCACCTAATGGAATAACTGCTTCTGGGCCTCCATCTGCAATTCCACCATAAGCAAGACCACTTCCATAAGTTCCATGCTCACCTACAACTATACCTGAGCCTGGAAGATAGGAAGGTTGATTTACAATGAAACCACCTCTTGCTAATCCATTCAAAGCAGCTCTTTCTGATTTCAAATTTTGTAGTCTTGCTTTGTAGGAGTATGCTGTCCTTTCATTTGGTTCGTATCCCATCTCCTTTCTTCTTTCAATAATTTTTTGTATTTGTGCTTCTGTTCTCTGAATTCTAAGGTCTAAATCTGTTTTTTCTTTATCTTTTTGTTGCTCATCATATTTAATTTTTGCCTCGCCCGTTAACCCCTTACCCAAACCAAAAAATTCAGCTGCTGCACCAAAAAATCCCCCTTCAGTTGCTACTCTATCAAAGAAACTTGTGGATTTTTCAGAGAGAGCTTTAGTAGTTTGTTGAGCCTTTTTTCTAAGTTCTTCAGCTTTTTTTGCATATTCTGCTTCTTCTTTTTCAAATTCTTTATTTGTTATTTCTATGCTTCTTTCAAGGAAAGCTATTCTTGCTGTATCTCCTTTTTCATTTGCAATTTCTAGTTCTCTTTTAAGTCTAGACCTTTCCTTTGCTATTGCGGATGCTCTCACATCTATCTCTTTAAGTTTTTCCAAATCTTCATCAAGTACTTTCATGCTTTCTAGTTCACCATCAATGGATTTGATTCTAGCATTGTTCTGTCTAAGTTGCTCTTCATATAATGATTTCATCTCAGCAGATATATTTTTATCTTTGAGTTTTTCATTAACTAAATCAATTTCAGCTACCAGTTTTCCTCTTTCAACGGTAAGTCCAGTTTTAACCTCATTAATTGCACCAACAATCTCTGGTGAATCCATAGCACCACCTATGAATTCTCCTGCCATATTACCTAAAGCTGCACCTAGTACGGTGCCGAAGCCAGGAATTATTGAACCAATTGCCGCACCGATAACACCACCAATAACTCCAGCAACGTCTTCGTTTTTAACAGCAGTTTTAACATCATCATCCATTGATGCGTTTGCTATATCGAATACATCTTTTCCTATTAATGCAGCTGAAATAACTGGATTCGCTTTAGAGAGAACTTTCCCCATTATGCCACCTGTCAGTTTTCCAGCAAGAGATTTATATTTTCCACCAAGTGCTTTAATACCAGCAGCAGAACCAATACCACCAGTAACACCAGCTGCTGTAGGAATGGTATCTATTACTTTATCAACTATACCACCTTCTGTAACTGGTTCTGCTCCTGGCTTAACTCCTGCTTTTGCAAAAATATCACTAACTATTTGACTACCTTGTTCATTATCTTTATCTAAATCTTGTTAGTCTTACTGTTGATGGATTGTACTGCCTCTTTAACCCCTCCCAATTCAGAAATTAACTTTTCCGAATTTTCATTTTGAAGTTGATTTTGAGCAAGATTATCTCTGTTTTCTTTTCCTCTTTTAAAAAAACCAGTAGTAAGAGATGTTACCATTCCTCCAAGTGGGCCGAAGGTTTGGTTTATCATTCCATCAACAGTAGTGGAAAACCCATCTACCATATTAGTAATATTTTTTCCTAAATCACCAGAAAGAGTTCGGTTATCTTTCTGTAGAGCAGCTTGCATTTTTAACAACTTTACACGTTGAGCTGCATCACCTTTACCTTGCTCAATTAATTGTTCTATTTGAGCAATTTGTAGTTTAGACTGTTCTTTCTGGACTTTTACTTGCTCATCTAGTGCTCTTATTAATCTTTCATCTGCCATTTTTACCTATTCTGGTTTTGTTGTTGTATTCTTTCATTTTCTTCTTCAATCCAATTCTGTAACATAGCAAAATAAATATCTCTCTCGTAGGGCAACATATCCTCGATTTCCGTCAAACTCCATTTGTGAT